CTGGCCCGCCGCAATTTGATGCCCGGGCCAGCGTAGGCACTCTTCAGCTTGCGCAGGCTGTACGCCGCCGCCGGACTCGCAAAAGCCCCGCCGCCATCCAACGGCGCAATCGCCCCCTGCAGCCGGTGCCCCGCGTGCAGCTGGCTCGGCCCGGCGTGCATCCGCGCCACCGCCGGCGATGCCGCCAGCAGCAGCGCCGCCAGGGCGGTGGCCGCCCTCACAGACCGTCGCCCGGCGTTATATAAAGCGTCGCCGCCGTGCCCGCGGTGATGCCCGCCACGTACTGCTGCGCACAGCCCAGCACCTCCACCGTCCCAGGCGCGATCGGCAGAGACGCCACCGTTGCTGTGGCCGTGACGTCGCCGCAGACGATGAACACCGCCACCGTGCCACTATTATAAAGACGCATCGCCTTCGAATTCGGCCCGGTCTGTACCTGCACCCGCGAGGTCGTCCCGGTCGCCGCCAGACTCACCGTCGCACCCCCCGCCAGAAAAGGAACCTGGGCGCGCGCGCACATATATATAGACGAGAAGATTAAAACGAGCGCGGCGGGCGCTAAAACACGCAAGGGTTGTAGCGATCTCATGCCGGGCCTCAAAAAAATATTCGGGAGGGTGCGGCTGACATGGGGGCGGTGTGGGGCCGTCAGCCGACCGGATGGAACCATCGTCTTCGGGGGTGGCCCCGGGGGCCTAGGTCCAGGTAGGCCGCGCTGGCTGCTGATTGTCCGGGAGGTAGGCTCCTAACCAGACCAGACGGCGACAGCGCGACCCACATGAAGCGAGAGACGAGATGTCTCGTTAGGATCTAGACCCGCGCCTCGCTGCGTCTCTTAACCATCGTTTCGACCCTGATGAGACGCAGATTGTGTCTCACCGTCTCGTATGTCTGGGGTATACCCAAGCGAGACGAAGCGGTTACTCAGTTTCCGGCTTAGTCAGACGGCGCGTGATCGGTGCGACCGGCACCAACTCGATCCTCGTCACGATCGGCGCGTCCGGGTTGCCGACTAGTTCTTGAGTAACTTTGTCGCCGTACTTGCGAGGCATAGCTTTTGACAAGAACCAGCGCCGGCTGTCAGCCATTAAACGCGCTCGCTGAACCGCACCGTTATCGACGTAGCCGTCCGGACCAAGACAAGGCGTGTCTGATATCTCGATAACTTCTTCGGCTATACTATCAAAACCCATCTCGCGCGCGAGCGCATATTGCGGACCGAGGTGAGCGGCGTCTTTCGTCAACCACTTCCTTACTGCCTTCTCATCCGGCATATTCGGATCGCGGCAAATACCCCGCAAACTCTCTCCGGTCGCAAGCCTGTCGCAAATCTCTTCAAACAGTTCTTCAGTGAAGACCTTCTGCGAGCCATTGCGCCCGCCGGTGCTTTGCAAACTCACTGGCACGCTCGCTCCCTCGCGCGCACGAGCGCGCACAGTTCCTTTAGTAGCGCGATAATGGCATCGAGCTTGGCGAGCATGGCCTCCGTTTCACCGTCGCGCATCAGCCTGTGTCACCTTCCGCAATCCCGGTGAATAAACACATCCGGCACTACCGGATCTGGTGTCGGACCGCACCAGCAATCCGGTGAAGCAATGTGTTCCCGACCGTGCAAATCGTCACCTTGCACCGCAGCATTAGTGTCCGCGACATAGCCCTCGCAGCGCGCAGCTCTCGTCCGCCCGGGCGAGCAGTAACCGAACCCGACCCCGCCGCAAGCTGGGCACGGCTGGGGCGGTTTGGCATCCGCCAGATACCCGGTGCCGTGGCAAGCCTCGCAGATCGTATTCCCGCTTTTGCCCATATGGCTCATAAATCGGCTAGGAAGCCCGCTGAGTGGCCTGAGACCTTTTCGGCTACCAGGGTAGCGGCCGACCCCGTTCCACCCCACTGGCAGCCACAGCATGCGATTTCTGAGGCATCCTTGCTCGGCGGACGGGTCGGGCTTGGGGGATGGGCTGATATGGGGATCATCGAACCGCCCGACCCGCCGCCGGCATGGTCGCAACATGCACCTAATCCCCTATCTGGTGATAACCGGCCGCGTCAAGCCGAAATGTAGCGCCAGCACTGGCAATGTGGCCATCAGCACGCCTTTAGCGGCGCCGGTGCCGCGGCCACCGATCCAGTTTTGCCGCTGGGCCCAGGCGGACAGGCTTTCGTCCCGCCCGAGGACATCCCAGGCAAGACTGCCCATCGGGCTGCCGAGACCACCGAGCGCATCGAGGGCGCGACCGAGTTGATGACGGGCGCGTTCACTGCCACTGCCATCGCGAAGCTGCCCGCCGCTGCGGACCCGCAGCAGGTCGGCTGCCTGCAATGTCGGCACGGCGGCTCTGCGGGCGATCTCACCGAACTGCAGCCCGGCGGCGTGTTCCTGAGGACCGATCTCGCGCCGGGCCAGCAGGTTGTCCAACACGCTGCGGCAATGCCAGGGGTGGCCGATCGCACCAGTGCTGTCGGCGACAACCGGGCTGCGAACGATGTTGCCATGCTGTCGGCGCTCCGGTGTGGGGTTGAGGGTTCGCGTCATTCCGCTTCCACGCACTCGTATTGTTCGACCCAAGGGCGAACCTTGTCTCGTACCGCAACGATTTCTGCCCCTGGCCACAGCTCTTGTACTCGAACCACAAGCGCCTGCTGCCAGCCCCGCATCATCGCATCGCCCTGCCGCCACACCTCCTCGTCATCGTCACCAAGTAACGCCTCCCGTAACAGGTCGAGTTGCTCGACCAGCAGGACGTGTAGCTCCGGGTTGACGCGACGCAGCGTATTCATTTCCCGCCATTCTTTCTTATCTGCGCCGTCAGCTTGCCGGCATATTCAAGAATATATCCCCGCTTACGATAAGGGCTATCAGTATAACAATGCGCCACTCGATGACCCGCGCCCTCGCCGTGAAAATGCCAACGCCGGCAGAACACACAAAACATTGCCCATTGGCCACCATCGGTGCCGAATGCCGGCACGACCGGCACTTCCTCGCCACCCATCACAAACCTGTCCTTTCGGTTACCCCGCCGGCCGGCGGCGGCGTCGCCATCATCCAGCGATGGGGGGGGTTTTACGGGTTTACGGGGTTTACGGGGTTTACGGGGGTCGTTTCAGCATAAGGTTAGAAACTGTCACTTTGCCACTTCCTGCGCATATATGAAAAAAACCGCAAATACCCCGTAAACCCCGTAAACTTCTCAATCATTAGGTACATCCGTCGCTGAGACAATGCACCAGCGGTTGATTTTGCGATCACGGTCGGATCCGGCGGCAATTTTCATCCCATCGGACGGACGGCCCTTGCGTCGTCGCAGCCACCACCCGAGGCGCCTCGAACTGATCACCTTGGCTCCCGGGCCGTCCGCCGCGACGGCCATCAGGGCCTCCCGCAGCTCGCCGTGGCGATACCCTTTCGGCACCGATTTCTGGAATGCGTCGTCAGAAACTTCATATTCAATCTGGTCGGCCAGGGCGATCAATTCACTACATGAGTACAACTGATTTATCTTGCCGGCATCCTGCCAGGCACTAATCACCGCGCGTAATTCCAATGTCTCCGGGTCTTCGTCGCGAGCCGTTTCCATAGTGTCTGCCGGGTCTGCCATGCCGAGCCACACCAACGCCGAGCGAACCAGCAAAGACCACTCTTCATACGAAGCCAGGGGCGAGCAGGGATCAGGAAACCCGGCGCAGCGATATGCCTGAACAATGACAATACAAGCCGCGATATATTTGCCGCGATCGGCCAATATGATCTCGAAAGGCTTATCGATAAACTGTCGCAGCTCCGGACGTTCAACTTCAGCGTCGAGCGAGCACAGCAATGTCCGGCGCACCATGTCGCCGACGATGACGATATTATTACCGGTAGCGAAGACGCAGGCCCGGGTTTCGATCTGTACCAATTCGGAGCGGCCTAGCGGCCGAATACGCACGATTGGCCGCTCGACCATTTGGCACAGAGCGTCGCCGCCCAGTTCGCCGTTAAGATTGTCGATCGAAATTATTGCCTGTCCTGCCAGCAATGCGGCGCCGAGGCGTTTCTCCTGCTCTTCCTCGGTTTTGCCGGCGGCGATGACTGGACAGCGCTGCCCGATGGCGATCGCCGATGCGAGATCGACCAGATAACTTTTGCCGGAACCGGCGACCGGAGCGCGCATGGCGTGCAGGGGTGCGACCGACATGGCGCCGCGCACCACCGGGGTGATTAGGGCTGACACGGCCACGGCTCGGGACGCTTCGTCGACAAACTTGAAACCGGTCAGCAGGTCGGTCAGCGTCGTCAACGCTGCCAGCGCGTGGTCTCGGGTTGGTGTTTCCACGCCGGGCGGCAGTGGTGGTGAGGACAGCAGCAGTAGCCGGGTCGCCGGGTCGTAACCTTCTTCGCGCAAGAGGGTGCCGTCCGGTCTCAGGGTTGGTGTGGTGACGACGCCGGAAACCGGGGGTAACAGCCATTTGCCGTCACGTGACAGGATGGTGGCGGCGACATCGCTCGGTGGGTCGGTTGGCAGCCACTTGTTGGATCGCTTGTCGAATTTAACCCAGTGCGCCAGTTCCGACAGCCAGTCCACCATGCCGGTGGTCGTCATGGCGGTGAGGCGGGCGACTTGGGTTTGCAGACCGCGCGCCGCCTCGACGCGCTCGACAACCGGGCGTACCAGTCCACCGCTGCGGGCGTAGATTGGCGCGCCCATTGCGCACAATACGTGCTCGGCCTCGGTCGCGATGTCGTGGAGGCTCCCGGCGCGCAGCCGGATTGTGGGCTTGCTCGCTGCACCCGGGAGGCGTTGTTGCGGCGGCGAGGATGTAGGGCTGGCTGTCTCCAACTTCTCCGGCGCCTCTTGCTCGATTGGGCGCATTTGCAAGATTGGCGCGCCAGCAGACTTGTCGGCGATCGGCCCAGAAGGCGCGTGCGAGGGCACGGGTGAACCGTATTTTTGCCGGCCGGTCCTGATTTCGTCCCAGATAATCTTCTCTTCTTGCCGCCAGTTCCAGCGTGCCCCGGCGGCGCCTACCGCGCGCTGGGTGGCGTCGAGCAGCATATCGAAGATTATGCTGTCTTCGATGCCGGCTCGCGCCAACGAGGCTGACACCGACAGCCGGGTTGCGTGGATGCCGCCGTCGCCAGCGGCTTGGTATTGCATGGCGGCCAGACGCTGACAGACATCGACCGGCGCGCGAAAGGCGTGCTTGCGGGCAAAATCGAGAAACGGATCGGGATTGCTGGAAGGCGGTGCGGTGTCTTTTGCCGGAGCCCGAGGCCTCGGCACCATCAAAAGCGGGCCAAGATAGCCGAGCATCTCGATAAGGTCGGCAAATTCATACCGGATCCAGGAGGCTTCGAGCACGGTAACCGGGCGCATCTCGCCGGTCTTGCTGTTATGTGTGCCGGGCAATCGCAGGACCGCGGCGATTTGCGCCGGTACGGTGTCGCCGGCGAACACTCCCGCGAGTTGGTGTAGGACAGCATCGACTTGTTCTTTAATCTCGTCGGGGTCTCGCAGGCTGACGTCAAGCGGTTCGCGCAATAGCCAGTAGGCGTGCACCCCGCCGCCACTGGAGATGATCAGCGACGGCGGCATCGGGCACTTGTTCAATGCGGCGATGGCAGCTTCGCGAGTGATGCCGAGCTTGTAGATGTCGATGTCGACCCAGACGCAGGCCAGTTCGCACAATTCTTCGCGTCGTCCGCGGTGTGAGCCGACGCGCCGTGTCGCCATTGCCATGAAGACGCCCTTGCCGGGCACATCCTGTGCCCGGCAGAACGTGACGACTTCTTGCGGGTTGCGGGTGAAGAGCTGCCGGCCGCCGCCGCCGCCGTTGACGAGCGAGCGCAATTCGACGTTCTGCTCGGTAAACTCGAAGAACTGTCGCAGAAAATCGCATGTCTCGTCGTAGTTGTGGTCGTGCACAACGATGCGCCTCCTTGGAGGTTTTAAAAACGAGGTACACGCTTGCCGGCTGGCGGCGTGGCGGGTGCGGTAGAAGCGGCTGCCTTTACCGGCGCCGGTTTGGGCTCGGGACTGGCGCTAGGCTCGCCGAGACCGGGGAAGTCGTCGTCAGCAGCAGCCTCGGGCGCGGCCCAGTCGACCAGTTCAAACCGCGGCACATAAGTCTTCCCGTATTCCGGGTGAATATAATAATCATTGCCAAGGGTGATGATCGGCGTCAGACCCGGCTTTTGCCGGTACTGCTTGCCATATTCGGCCGACAAAGCGGCGATGGCGCCGATCCCGCCTTTGGAGCCGGTGCTGTAGATAAAGGTCTGACCGTCAGCGTCGGCCAGTTCCAGGATGTTGGTGAATTGCCACGGATCGCGTTCCTTGCCATCGGTGCCGCGATCCCACAGACTACGGTCGTTGTCGCCGAGCGCATTGCGGGCCTCGACCGGGCGCCGTTCCACCAGGGGCACGGTCAGGTCGTCTTCCAGGGTGCCGCCGCGCCACTTGCGCCAGCCGACCCGCAGACCAGCCATATTGGCGGCGAGCCTGGTGCCGAGCGGCAGGACGCTGGCGTTCTGGCCGTAGAGGAACTCGCCGTTCTTGAAACTAAGGTATTGCCCGCCGGCTGTGCCGGCCTTGAGACCGTAGGCAACGTATGGGTCGATGTCGGTTTGGGTGGTGAGGGCGCTTTGGGTCTGTTCGATGATGTCGCTCATGTCGATGCTCACTGTGATGGTTATCGTCACTGTTTGGTTGTCTGGTTCTAGGTCACTGTTAGTCGCTCTGCTGGCTTTCCTTCCTTTTTGAACTCGTCGATTTGGATGCCTGCGTCGGCTGCAGCTTCGAGCAAGGCTGCTTGGTCGATCGACTGTCGCCCCTTGGTGACAGTCCACTGGACCGACCAGTTGTCGCCCTTGTGGCCGCGCACACCATTGGTGCGCAGAAATTGCTTGATGGCTTCCTGAGTGGCGGCGCGGGTGTATTCGGTGGCTTCCGCTGAGGCCGCCAGTGCGCGTTCAGCATCGCGCAGGCTTTTTAGTTCGGCCGCGGCGTTTGCGCCGAGCCGGGCGCCCCCGGGCGGCATGCTGGCCAAGGTCGTTCCGACGCACTGCTGACCCCAGGCGCAATATCGGCATTCGCCGCCGCCCGCTATCTTGCCTTCGGGGGCGAGATCGCCGGGGTCGGTTGCCGCCATGATGCTGCGGGCGCGCTCGATCGCGGCGTCGTAGACGCGCGGATCAAATCGGACGGGAAACTCGGTGATGTGGTCCCAGAACGAGGCGTCGATATAAGACAAGATGGCATATTCAGGCTGGTGGTCGGTCGCCCGGCGCACCAACCCCATGCCGACATGCATCTGGAAGACGTGTTCCGGTTTTGGTTGGCGCAGATTGGCGCGCGGGTCGATCGATTTGCAGTCGAGGAGTAGGCTTGTCTGGCCGATGTCGGGGACGCCAAGGTCGGAGAGACAGTCGCGCGCAACACCGACAATCAGCCCATCGGGTGTGGCCGATAGAAACCCGTCGACAAAAGTCTGCTGCTCCTCGCCGGCATATAACAGTGTGGCGCCCGGTGGCAGGTTTGCGCGCAGGCCGGGCACCCAGAAACTGTCTTCGATCACCGAGCCGCGCAGTGCGGCCCCCCAACCTTCGACAAAGTCGGGATCGGGCGGCACTTCCAGTTTGGCGAAGGCAGATGCTCGGGCGCACCGCCCTGCTTCGCTGGAGCCCAGCGTGTTGAGGCGATCGTGCGCGAACTGGCGGCGCAGATTACTGCCGTAGGCGTGGAGCAATTCGCGGATCACGACAATTCCCGCCGACAGAGTTGAAAGACATCGTCAGGTTCATGTGGCAGCGGGTCGTCGAATGGCACGAGTCCGGCCTTTGCTCTGATGCGAACAATGCGCTGCCCGACCATTTGTAGCGCTGCGAACCGGATGTCTTCCGGCGCGTTACGCAGCCAGGTGTAATTCTGGTCGCGCACATAGGCGACCATCCGACCGCTGTCTGCGATGCCGAAGTGGCCGAGAGTGGCATTGAAGCGGCGCAGCCGGTCGCCGTACTCGGGCAGCGCGAACAGGGCCTCGTGTTCGGCTGTCTTAGCGACGCGGTAGTGGCGGTATAGCTGGTTGCGGTCTTTTAGCGCCTCGCGCGCCGGCTCAGACACCGCACATTCCTTCGCACTCGTTGTTGAACATGTCGAGTTGCCGGATGTCGATGTCGTTTTCAAGATCGGCCAAGGCGAGCGGCACGCGCTGCGGATGCATGTATTGGGTGTTTCGTATGCGACGGGCATCGCCTGTTCGCAGCGCCGCATCAGCCGCGACGGCATCGGCCCATTCCTCGTAATCGCCCCACGGTCCGGTGCGGGCGGCCTCGCGCAGGCGGCGGGTGAGCACGTCGGTGATGACGTATTGGGCCAGCAGCGGCAGGAGCGCGGCGAACCGCTCGCGCTGGTGGAGATGCGGCATGTCGCGCCACAGGCTAATCGCCTCGTCGACGGCGCGCTCATCGCTGAATGCCTGGTAGATTGCCTCGGCGAGGTCGCGGTCGGCGCTAAGCCGGCCGCGGCCCTGCGCCGCCGCCGCTACGGATCGCGCTTTTGCTTTCGCTGTGAAAGCCTCCTGTGCCTCGCGATGCTTACAGCCGCAGGAGACATACCTGCCGGACACAACCCGGGCCACTCTTTGGACGCAGAAAGTTCCGCAGTCGCAACGGAATTGCCAATGTAGGGCAGTTGACCCCTTCCTTGGGGGTGTGGGACGTATTGCAACGAGCCTGCCGAAACGCTGGCCGGCAGCGATTGGGGTTCCGCGCAGCCGCCTCCTATCGCGTGACAGGGGCTCGGGGAACTCCTCGGCGAGGTCGCGGTCGTGCTGGCTCATGGCGCCTCGCCTTCCAGTGGCAACATGGCCTCGTGTGTGGCACGCAGCCGGCGGCGCCGCAGGTCCTGCTCGCGTTCGATGACCAGCGCGTCCGCCACGACATCGGCGAGCAGCGCTTCCAGTGCCGGTGTCGTCACCAGCCCGCGGCTGTGCGCCAGGTGCGCGATGTCGGCGAGGGCCTGGCGATAGCCATCGGTCCACTCGCTCATGGCGCCACCTTCCGCGACAGCATGAACTCGGGCACCGGCGCGCCAGCCTTCACACGTTCCCCTATCGCCATGACGGCGGTGTTGTAGCTGGCGAGGCTGTCGGCGGCGTCTTCTTCGGGTGTCAGCGGGCGCGGCTCGAACAGCGGGCCGTGGTCAACCTTGCGGTTTCGATGCTTTGCCTGGGTCGAGTGCTGGCCACTGCCTTCATAAAACGCGACACGCTCGCGGATGTCGGCGATGTAGGCGTCTTCGCGTTCGATCAGGATGGCGTTGCGGCTAGTTGCCAAGGCCGCCACGCCGGTCGTTCCGCTGCCCGCGAACGGGTCGAGCACGGTGCCGCCAGGTGGCGTGACGAGTGCCACCAGCCACTTCATCAACTCGACGGGCTTTACGGTCGGGTGCTTGGAACCCCAGCGGTCTTGTGCGCTAGCTTTAGCCGAGAAAAAGAAGCGGGCAGCTGAGCCGCTGTCGCCAAGGCCGCCAGCATTTTGCCCTAGCTTATTACCAGAGCATTTACCGTAGACATGACCGTTGAGTGCCGCCGCCTGCGAGGCCGCTCCTTTACCGCCCGAGCTAACTCCTGTCTCCGGAAACAGCGCCACGACCTCGTCGCTGCCATCGTGGCAGATGTTGGCGGGCCAGCGGCCGAGAATTTGTGCCTTTTCAATCGCTGCCTTAGAACGGGCTTTGTCAGCCTCTTTCCCATGATGCGGTCGCAACCATCCGTCAGCTTTAAGCGCGCTACGCCGGGCGTACCCCTCTGGATCGCCCATGTCCTCGCCATTGGTAGCAATCCGACACTCATCCACCTGCATCGTCCGCTTGCCGCCCGGCTTGTAGGCCAGCACGATTGGCTCGTAGGCCGGCTTGAGCATATCGCGCCGCTTCGGGAAGCCGGTGGCGAACAGCCACATCAGGCAGTCTTGAATGATGAAGCCGGCATCTTCGATGGCGCAGGCCAGCCGGTGAGATGTGCGCGTGCCGCCGAACGCCACGAGAAAGCCGCCGGGGCGCAGAACGCTGCCGATGGTGGCCCACGTCTCGGGCCGGAAGGCGATGTCGCCGCCGTCCCATTGTTGACCCATGAAACCGCCAGCTAAACGCTGATAATGATTTGTGCCGTCAGTGTTACGTTGGCCGTTCGCATTAAATGCGCGACCAAATCGCTTGGTCATATCGCTAAGATGATAGGGCGGATCGGTCACAACGGCGTCGACCGTCACCCCGAGTGTTGGGATGATCTCGCGGCAGTCGCCGTGTTCGACGCGGATGGTCATGCCGCTTTCCCGCGAGCGATGGCATTGACTGATCTAATTCCGTAAAGCCCGATCAGCGCAGCCTCGGCGCGACCGATGGCGCGGGCCCGGGTGCAGTAGCCGCGGCGCGCGGTCCACAGGCCGGAATCTTCGGGCAGGAGGCGCCCGGCGCAATCGAGGGCCAGGGCCTTGTCGGCGGCGATGCTGAAGTGCCGCTTCCACTTGGCTGCGCTGACGATCTCGATCGGCCAGCCGTGGCAGGCGGCGATGGCTTTAATCGCCATGTACCTTTGGCCCAACGCGAAGGCGCTGCTGGCCCCGATGCGCCGCTCGCCGCCGGCCCAGGGCGCCTGCCGCTCGATCCACACATGCCCGCAGCGGCGCTCGTCGAGAGCGGCGAGCAATTCGTTCGCCAGATCGCGCACCATCAGCTCGCCGCCTGCCATTGGCATGTCGACGATTGCCAATACGCGCGTCGTCTCGGCGTCGAGGAACGCGACGGCGCCATCGGCGCCGGGGTCTGCGCCGGCGACGATCATGGCCGGCTCCGGGAGAGAGGATGGGTCGAAGGCTTAGCCATCAACCCACCCGCCTGCCCTGCCGCGCCCTGCCTTGCCGGGCCACGCCGAGCCCCGCCGAGCCTGCCCTGCCGCGCCCGGCCGTGCCGCGCCTTGCCATGCCCAGCCTTGCCGCGCCACGCCTGCCATGCCCAGCCACGCCACGCCTGCCATGCCGAGCCACGCCCTGCCCAGCCGCGCCCTGCCAAGCCTGCCATGCCACGCCCGGCCATGCCGAACCTTGCCGTGCCGCGCCGTGCCTGCCCTGCCGCGCCCTGCCACGCCGGGCCCCGCCGAGCCCCGCCGAGCCTGCCCTGCCGCGCCCGGCCGTGCCGCGCCGTGCCCTGCCAATCCGAGCCGTGCCTGCCATGCCTTGCCGGGCCACGCCCCGTCATGCCTTGTCGTGCCCTTGCCGAGCCGCGCCAAGCCTGGCCTTGCCATGCCGTGCCTGCCATGCCACGCCCGGTCATGCCGAACCCTGCCGTGCCCCGCCGTGCCTGCCCTGCCGCACCGAGCCGCACCGAGCCACACCAAGCCCGGCCTTGCCCTGCCTTGCCACGCCTGCCTCGCCATGCGACGCCAAGCCCGGCCCCGCCAAGCCCTGCCCGGCCACGCCAAAGATTCATCACGCCGCCGCAGTAGTATTGGCCGCTGTGGCTTCGGCCTCGACCCGTGCGGCTTCTTCAAATATCCGGCCCAACTCTTGGAGATGGCGGTATCGCTGTTCAAACCGGCGCAACTCGCGGAGCGCCTGGCGTAATGCCATCAGGCGAAGCTGGGCATTGCTCATAACCGCGCCCATGTGCCGGTAGCCGCCGTTCGAGTTCCGGTCCTGCACCAGCGAGATCGTCGCCCGCTCGCCCTCCTCGCTGCGAACGTGAATAACGATCAGCCGGCGCGCTTGGTCGATCCGATGCGCTTCGGCGGCTTTCACGTCATCCCATTCGAGGTGCTTGTAGACTTCGCTGTCCGGGTTATTGCGCGCCCACTCCACGACGGTTCGCGGTTTGATGAACCCCTCGTCGTCGGTCAGCGCGACCAGTTCAGATTCTATCGTCACGGCATTACCTCCCAGCATCCGTTGCCCAGACCATTGCTGTTCGGCGAGTCGGGCCGCCCCTCGCCGACGCCCACTTGCAGACCAGCGCGGGCTACCAGATTGAGGATGTCAGCCGCCGAGAATTGGTCGGCATCCCAGCGTAGGCGCAGGACCACTTCCCACCTCCGCCAGACGGGTCGCATACGCAGATCGACGACACCGCTTTCGTTACGCACGGGCTGCGGCTCGCCCGGCGGCTCTGGATTGCCGTTGATGCGGATAAGCGGTGTGCGGCCGTCTCTGTCCCAACCGTCTGCTTCGACAAAAATCGATAGCTTCGCCCTGGTCATTGCGAAGCCGGCGAGGCGGCACGCGGAGATCAGTGCATTGCGAAAGGCTGGCGCCGGCACACCGCACCATCCGTCTTCCGAGATATGCTTGGCGGCTTCGTAATCCGCTTCAAAGTCGCGGGCATCGCGCTTGCGCCCCTTGCGGCTGCGCGAGCCTTCGCGTTGCGTCGCCTCAATTTGAGCGATCGCCTTTTGTGCGAAGTTGTGCTGCATGTACGGAGAGATCCCGCGAATATGGATCGCGGCGCTTTCAAACTTCGGTGGCGTGATAACGACCGTGCGAGACTGTGGCTGTGGTTTGCCGTTGTCCGGGGTCGCATTATCATCGAGAGGCATTAAGAGATTTCCTTTCCTGCTGGCAGGTAGCGGGGGATCAGGCGTGTTTGCTTTTTCGCGAGCGCTCATAGGCTTCCAGCGCGTCGGCGTGTTTGAGTTTTGCCCTGCCCTCGGCTCGCAGCCGCGCTACGTTGAAGCCGATATCCTCTGGGGCGAGATGCTCAAGCAACACATATTCGGGGTCATCTTTGGCTGCTGACCTCGCTGTCGGGTAGCGGCGTTGCAGATCTGGAAAGAGATCGTGTTCTTCTCCCTCGGAGTCGTCCGGCTGGAACCTGCCGCGTAGTTGTCCTCGCGCGATTTGTCGTAGTTCCAAATTGCAGCCGGCATAGACCAATAGCGGTGCCGAACGATCAGGGTCTAATTCCAGCATTGCTTCGTGAGCAATCCAGGTCGGGCTGATTTTGATGGCAGTGTCGCGGCTGTCGATGATGCGCGCGATGATTTCGGCCAGTTTTCGTTCTTCGGTCACGGTGTTCTCCCGATCTGGGCCAGCCAGGCTGCAACGCGCGGTGCGAGGCGGTGAACGTCGTCGGCCATCTCCGGGGTCATGGTCAGCATCACGTCGGCTGTCGTGCGATCGAGCAGCCCGTCGCGCTCAAAGTCGCGTAAGCGGCCCCATAACCAGAGAGCTTGAGTTGAAACTGGCACGATCTCGGGCTTAGGCGGGGTTGCCGCAGCGATGATGCCGGCGGTGCTGGGTTTGTGGATGTAGTTGGAGAGTGCTTTCTCGAACTGGTCGTCCGGCACGTCGGCGAGCTTCTGCCAGTCGGAGGATTGTTGCTTGGAAATGCCGCGATCGCGGATAGTGGGCGCGCCTCGAAAATCGGTTGCATCGTCCGACCGATTTGGCGGCCTTCCTGCTCTCGCCTTGGTCGTTTCGCGCAACAACTGGCCAGCCTTGCGCTCGGAGCGCAGCCGTATCTCGCAGGCGCGGCTTTCTGCTTCGACGTTCTGCGCCATCCGCGCGTACACCTCGAAGGCGCGCGCCTTATCCCGAATGTCCTTTACCTCATCGACCTCGAACGCCGCATCGATGGCGCGGCACATAGCGTCGTAGAGCGCCGGGGTTATGCCGTCGCGGGCCGGGGCGGTGAGCACAGAGAGGTTCATTCGGCGGCGCATTTCGGCGCGGCGGCCCGCCGCGGTCCCGGCGGGTTATCGAAATCGGCTTCGACGATCTCGTGCAATTTGTCGGCGCGCAGCAGATCGAGCCGCCAGGCCCGCGGCACACCGCGAGTGCGCCACTTGCGCAAGGCTTCCGAACCGACGCCTAACTCGGTAGCAATCCGCTCGATCGCATCCCAGCGCACCGCTCTCATGTCCCATGATGGGGACTGTTTGTCCCCTCTGTCTAGCGGACATCTTGTCCGCTATGGGCAATGAGTGTTATATAGCCGGCGGCTTAAGGTGGGGACGATGATTATTAAAGAGTTGCGCAAAGAGCACGGCTGGTCGCAGCGAGTGATGGCGGAATTGCTCGGCGTTAACGCTGAGCAATACAAGAAGTGGGAACAGCGTGGGCGTATGCCTGCGAAATATCTACCGTTGTTCTCTAAACTCACCAATAGAACGATAGATTTTATTCTAAGTGAGCCGCGCGGGGGGGGGGGGGGGGGAGAGGGGGGGATTGTGGGTAATTTTAATTTGTGGCTGGTGGTTGGGGAGTGGGAGTATTAAAAAGT